ATTGAGCGTCCAGCACTCTGTAGGCGAACCCATACCCGATTTTCCCCAGCGCCGCGAGGAAGGTTCCAAAGTCCCGTCCTCTGTTGGATGACAGTACGCCGGGGACGTTCTCCCAAACCAACCATCTGGGCTGATAGCGTTCAGCAATGGCAAGATAGGTGAGCATGAGGTTGCCTCGCGGGTCATCAAGTCCTTTGCGAAGTCCTGCGACGCTGAACGATTGGCATGGGGTTCCTCCAACGAGAAGGTTGATTGGGTCATTTGGCCACTCCTTAAATTGTGTCATGTCGCCCAAGTTGGGGACGTTTGGGTAATGATGCGCCAGTACGGCGCTTGGAAATTTCTCAATCTCGCTGAACCACTGAGGCTCCCAGCCAAGCGGGTGCCAAGCGGCGGTTGCGGCCTCTACGCCGCTGCATACGCTGCCGTACTTCATACCCTCACCCCCCGCGCTTTCGGTCTGATCGACACGCTAGGCGCGCCAGTGACTAGGCATCTGGCCCAAGCCTCGCCCCCGTACTCCTCCTCCAGAGCGTCAGCGATTGCGCTGAACTCCAGCAGTGCCCGTCCGCATTCGTGCTGGCTGTTGAACTTGGCCATGAATGTGCCGCCTTCGCCGACGAACATAATCATGATTGTGACCAGTGGGGTCATGGGTTGTCCTCCTCATGTGTATCGTGGGGTGCGCCGATTGCTTTGACCCACTCGTCCCCGATGTCCAAGTTGACCATGCGTTGAAGCAGCGCCTCCCTGAGTATCGCGGGTGTGAAGTCCTCGCCGTTCGGGTCATCGCTCATGACCTCAAAGGCTAACGTGACTGCGTGGTTGTATTTCATTTGTTATCCTCCCAGTAGGCGTCCTTCACGACGCCACTCAGCCATTCGGCCACGCTCAGGTTGTGACGTTCAGCGTTTTCGAGTAGCCATAAGGCTTCCTCGTCTGTGATATTGTGCCCAACATCGTTGATAGACCCCAGTCTAATGCCCTTGAATTTCACGTCCGTGCATTTTCTGAGGTACGAAGCGTTATCCCAACTTGCCATTACCTGCCCCCAGTGCTTTGATCTTTGCCTCGTAGCGCTCGATGCGGTCATCCAGAATAGCCAAGTCGGCGCTAACATAACTGGGCCGCACACCCGCCCCGTATCGCTCGGCAAGGCCGTCGCGCTGTCTGCGTGTGCTTTTGATGAACTTTCGCAAGTCGCTGATTGTTTGTGGTGCAGTCATTTCTTCACCTCATATTTTTGCTTGACGTATTCCACATCGCCGCGACGCATTAAGCTAGCCATTCTGCGTCGAGTGTCGTCGATTGTAGTATTTAATTGCCCTGACAGGGTCCGCACGGTTGCGCCGGGCCTCTTCTTCATAAGCCTAAGCAACGTGTCGGCTAGTGCGTCACTATCGCTTTCAGATGCTATGAAGTTCTTAGGGGCAGCAGCGACATGGCCTTCCTTCTTAGCCATCGCAGCCCATGCTTTGCCCAGCGCAGTCTCCAGTTCTTCTCTAGTCGGCATTGTTGTAATCCTCCATCATCAGTCCAATGCAGTAAGCGGCAATCGGGTTAAGCGGCCGCTCCCCAGTCTCCCAACGGCGAATACTGCGGCCTCCGTTGACGCCCATGCCCCACTCGTCAGCTAGAGCTCTCTGGCTGTAGCAAAGGGTTTGGCGGGCCACTCTAAAATCTTCTCTGGTCATTGTCTTCTCCTGTTGTCGTAGTAGTTGTATAGGGCCCTTGGCCCCAACACGCAAGCCGTTAATTTATGATTTTTAATACTTTGCGGATGTCCTTGTCAGAAATATCGTCGAGCCCGAGCAACGCCCGTAGTTCGTCCTCAACCTGCTCTAACGTCTCGCGCAAGGATAAGAGCGTGTCCTTGACGGCGTGGTCAACGCCCCCGAGCTGCTCGAAGTCCCCGTCTATTAACGACATTCTGTCCACTGCTGTTAGCATATCTTTTACCTCTCCGGTGCTACGCGCCACGCCTGCCGTGCCGCCTGTTTTGTTAATCAGATCAATCTGATATGTCTGCAAGGGCGCTACTACGCCCTTGGCTGCTTTCACCTCAATCGCAACGAAGTGCCCGCCGACGCAGGCTATGATGTCTGGCGTGCCGTTGCGGTTTGTCGTGATCGTCTTGACCGCCCACACGTCGTCGCGGGCGTTCAGCAATTTTAGAATTGCTTTCTGGATGCTGCTCTCAGACGGCACGTAACCTCCTGTAATTCTGCAACGTGAAGTCCAGCTTTTTGCTGACCGCTGTGTAGACGTGCTGGCTGACGCCGCCGTCGGTCACGATGTGATTAACCACAGCGTCTGTGTGCTTGTTAAGGTTCACACCCCGGTCACGCCGCTGCACGAACTTAGCGCCGCTGTAGTCGCTGTTGACGATTACGAAGTGGTCGAAGTCTGCGAGGCTTACACCCTCGGCGTGGGCCACGCTGGAGAATATAGACGCCTTCGGAAAGTGTTTCTCCAGCTTCATGCGGGTGCTGCGGAAGTGCGCCATGAGTGCCAGCCCCTCGCTGTCTCCCCAAGTGGCCTTGATGTAGTCGATCACCTCCGTGTTCGGCAGGTCGATTAACTGCTCGTCCACCAGCGCTGCGCCCGCCTCAATCTGGTGGATCGTCACGCGCTCGGCCATGTCGCTCTCGGCCGCGAACACGACGCCGGGGGCCAGTGTCGCCACCTTGTCCCGCTGGATCGTAGCGATGAGCCCCTTAGTGGCCGCACCCAGCGCAACCGTGTGGACCTTATCCACCGCCTTGTGCGTGATACCCGCTTGGTCTTGCGTCAGGGTGACGACCCACGGGGCGATGGCTTCGAGCAGTTTGGGATTGGCCTTCTTGTACTGCTCAACCCAGCGCCCGTTGATGCGTATCTGCGCGGGGATGCCCCACGCCTTAAAGAACTCGTAAAAGTTCTTGTAGCGCAGCGGCGACCTCTCAGAGAGCGCAAACTGATAGTATAGCTGTAGCAGGCTCTCGGTTGAGGGTGTGCCTGTCATCAGCAGCACAGGCTTATCCCAAGATATTTTGCGGAGGTTCTTCCAGCGCTGCGTGGGCTTACCGGGTCGGCTGACGGCGTGGCTCTCGTCCACAACGACAAAGTCATAATCGTCCGCGTTTAGTTTGGCGCACTGCTCGTAATTGGTAACGTATGCGTTACCAAAGCCCGTCGCGTCAATTTCAGACTGCCAGCCGGGTATAGCGGCCTTCTTCGTCACGACCAGCGCGCGCTTGGCCTCTAGTAGATCAAGAGTGCGGATGGCGGTGCGGGTCTTGCCTGTCCGCATCTCGCCTTGCAGCAGACAGACGCCTTTGTCCTTGAGGACCGCCGCGCACGTGTCCGACGTCTCTATCTGGTGAGGTAAGTAGGTCATAGAAACGGGTTCTTCGGCGTGGTTATGGTCCACGACCCCTCACTCTCTTTGCGGTACTGCTCAAGGTCCACGCCAGACTTGGTCGCCGCCCTCTTGTAGTCATACGTGACGCGCGGCTTGCCCCGAGACAGCTTGAACCCCGACGCTAAGATGCTGCGGTCGTCAGCGCGCTCAACCAACCGCATTTTGACGTCGTCCATCTGCGCCTTGATCTTGTCCGCCTGCGCCTTGAGGCTCTCGTAGTCGTTAAACAGCGCCATAACCTCGTTATCCTCGGACAGATCGGCCACCTGCGGCACAGGCATGGCGTCGAACGCGTCCCACGCCGCCGACACTTTCTGCATGAACGTGTAATCGGGCTCGATCCGGTCGCTCACTGCGATGTCGTCGGCCTTCGGGCTGTAGGCAACGATGTAGCCGTACTTGGCAGGGCTGCAATATAATTGCTGCTGAACCTGCGCGTAATAGTAGTCGGGCGTGATGCCGTCCTTGAGGTCGCGGTATGTGCGGTCGCTCACCTTCAACTCGACCAGCGTGTCGCCGTCGATCCCGTCAAGGCTCGCCATGTAGTCGCCGTTCGCCCAGCACTCGTCCTTAAAGGCGCGCTTGAAGTGCTTGTTTGCCAAGCGGCGCACACTGTCCTCAAGGTCGTGGCCCTGCTTCATAGCGGCGGAGTAGTATTGTTTCTTCACGCCCGCCTTAATTAGCTTAAAATTATCGGGCGTGGTAAACGGGCTGATGCCCAGCACAATAGCCGCCTCGCTGGCGGTGCGGTACTTCTTACGGGCGTCCAGCCACTCTTGGCTGTTCTGTTCGAGGTGCAGTTGTTCCATCAGTTCTCTCCTAGTGTGTAAATGCAGTTCTCAAGCGCGTCAGCGCTCTTTAGGTCGTGGGCTACGCCCACCTCAACGGGCATGGTGATGCCACGTCGGTCAAGCGGTGCGCGTTCCCACGCGTACTCCATCGCCTCTTTCATCGCCGCCGCCGCGGGTCGGTAGACGTCGGGGTCGTTAGGGGCCTCCACAACGTAACTGTCGTGGATGAAGTTAATCAGTGTGGCCCCTTCGGGCAGCGTGTCGCTGATGCGGTGCAGCGCGATGCGCGCAACCTCCGCACCCGCCCCTTGGTTCTCGATAGACAGGTGGTCGGTCGATCGTTTGCTTGTGTATGGCCGCCCGTGCGGGGTCTGGTGCGGTATAGACATCTCATGCCGCGTGAAGCCTTGTTTCTGCCACTGGGCAATGCCGGGGAACGCCTCAAGCCACTTCTTTTTATATTCCGTGATCTTGTGCGTCGGCAAAGTGATGCCCGTCTGTGTCAGCAGGATCAGCCCGATGGTCGCCACACCAGCCCCATAAAGCGTGCTAAAATTGAACACCTTAGCGATCTGTCGATCTGTTTTCGTGTAGTCCTCGCCGAATAGCTGCTTGGCTGCGTAATTGTGCAAGTCCTCGCCGCTGCGGAACAGGTCGCACATGGCCTCGTCGCCCGTAATGGCCGCGATGGTCCGCAACTCAAGCTGGGCGAAGTCAGAGGACAAGATCACGTTCGTGTCAGACCCGATAAAGCGCTTGGTGTCTCTGGGCAGGTTCTGGATGTTCTCTTTGCTCGACGTGAACCGTCCGCTGCGCGCCGCGGGCTGCAGTGTCCCGTGGAAGCGCGCTCTCGCGCCTAGCTTAGTCAGGAAATTTAGGTATTTCAGTTGCCCTCGGCACTCGCGGATCATCTGCGCCTGTTTGTTGCCCTCGGCCACCAGCCCTGCCAGCACACGGTCGCCGCTGCTCTCTATACCAAGCGCGGCCGTGACCTGCTTGGGGCTGTTGACGTTGAGCGGCGCGAGTATCGTCTGGAGGCGGTGCGCCTCGCCTATAACGCGGTCACGTTCTTCGCGCAGATCGCCGTGTCGGATGGGCAGCCCGTGCCGCTGTGTGCGAAGTCCGACCATAATGCTGCGCTTGTCGAAGTTATAGACGCCGCGCAGACCAGCGGGGAAGTCGCGCTGCAACTGCTCGTAAATGGTGGGTAGTCCGTCCACGTCGAGCGTGGCGTATCTAAGCTGCTCTTCGGTAAGCTCTGCGCTGTCCCACTTAGTCTTCTGAAGTGTCTTTTTATCAAGTCCCTCATATATGTCGCGGCCGTAGACACGCTGCGCAACGACGTCGAGGCTGTGCCGCTCCTGCGCAAAGTGCGCGATGCGGTCTAGGTAGAGGGTGTCGTCAAAGTGGTCGATGCTCTTGGGCAGGTAGCCCAGCATCCCAAAGTCAAAGTGAATGTTGTGCGCTACGATGCGATCCGCGCTGTCCAGAATGCGGTGGCACTCAGCGTAGTCAGGGTTTTGGATCAGTTGCGTGGGGCCGTCGTTGACCTTGTACTGGAACAGCACAACGCGGTGGATGTGCGGGTTAAGGCCCGTGGTCTCAGTATCAAAATATATAGTTCGCATGGCTGTGCCTCAGATGGGGGGCGCTTTTGGCAGGTGCGCCCCGAAACCTGTGAGTTTTTAGTTTAGGTGTTCGGCCACAAACGTAGCGTCGGACGTGAACACGTCGTCGCCCTCTTCCACGGCAAAGCTGGCCGCCTCTTCGTAGCGCACCAACTTGATGAGCTGGAGGCTGTCGAGGTACAGGGTCACGCCCCGCGCCGCCACGCCAGCGTCATAGATCGATGCCATGCCCGACACACGCCCAATAGAACCGTTACCGATCTTATCAGTGACCTTGGTGCGCTGCGCCTTCGCGTCGTAGATCGCGACCTCTTTAGGGTCGCCCGACGGGTAGACCGCGCTCGTCTTGAACGTGAACTTGACCGACTGCCCGTCTTCCGCCACTCGGTAGCCTGTGGACTTCGGGTCTTTCGCGCCCTTCGGCTTGTCGCTTTCCCACAGGCCGTCAATCTCGCCCATCAGGCCTTTGCCGACGTCTACGCTCATCTCAATATCAACCGAGAAAATGTCCCTGCCCTGGAGGTCTTTTTTACCCGCGCCCGTTACGCTGGCCCACTTCAGTTCGCCTTTTGGCGTGGTGATCTTAACTTTCGACATTGTGTCATTCCTTTTCATATCGACTGTTGTCAGTGAGATATTCTTAGTTTATGTGTCTACGCCATGTCAACAAGATAATGACGAAAGGTAAACACAATGAATTATGAGAAAGTGCGGCGGGCCGCGACAGGCTCGGCAGACAACAACTCGGTGCTGTCGTTCAGACTGCCCGAGGGGGTTAAACAGGAGTTGTTGGAGGTGTGTGAGCGCGATCGGCTGTCCTTGGGCCGTCTAATGCGGGAGTTGGCGA